TTTTGGAATTAAGCTTTTATATTCACCTGACCAATTAAAAGAAATGGAGAAAAGAGGTTGGGGCGATAGAGATAACGGAGCAACCCATACTATAGATGAGGTTATTCAATTAGCTTATGATGATAAAGGTGATATAACAGGTAAGGATATTAAACTCTATGAGGTACACGGTAAACTCCCTGATGCTTATTTTAATGATAAGTATGACTTTGAAGATATGAAACGATTTTCTCGTCAATTCCAAGTAACAGGTTTTTATAAAGACGAGAATGGGGACAGGCAAGGTATATGTTTATTTAAAAAGAAAGTAGATAAACAGTTTTTTAAATTATATAAAAGAGATAAAATACATAACAGAGCAGTAGGCAGAGGCGGCGTTGAGGAATTGTTTGAACCTCAAGTGTGGACTACTTATGACCAAATACACAAAAAGAATATGTTAGATGCTGCTTCTAAAATTATAATTCAAACTGATGATGATAAAGTAAGTGCTAGACATCCATCTGGTCTTAGAGGAATGAAAAACCTTGATATTGTAACTGTAGAAGAAGGTAAAAGGATAGGTCAATTAGATAGCTACCCTCGTAATATAAACCTCTTTACTCAATGGGATGAAGAATGGGAAGTATCAGCTAGAGCCACAGGGGCGGCTCAGGAGGCTATTAGCGGTGATAAACCCTCAGCAGGCACTCCTTTTAGGTCAATGGAGCTACAATCAGCTGAAAGCCACTCATTACATAAATACCGAATAGGAAAGCACGCCAAGTTTATTGAAGAGATTTATAGAGATTGGTTTATACCTCATATCATTAAAAAGATAACAAGTGGTAAAAAATGGTTATCAACACTAGACCTAGATGATATGCAAATGATAGTAAAGACAGTAATAACCCGTAAAGCTAATCAGAGAATTATTAATCAAGCGTTAGCAGGTGAGAAAATAGACCCTCAAGAAATAGAAGATTTTAAAGACAGAGAACGTAAAGACTTTATGGAGAATAAAGAACGTTTTCTTGAGATACTTGAAGAAGACTTTAAGAACGCACCAATAGCAGTAAAGATTAACATTAAAGGGAAACAAAAGGACTTACAGGCTTGGACAGAAAAATTAGTTAATGTCTTTAGACAGATTATAGGTTCAGTTAATCCCCAAACAGGTGAGAGTATCTTATCTAATCCATCATTTGCTAAGTTATTTAATCAAATAATTGAGGCTTCTGGTATGTCGCCATTAGACTTCGCTGAGTTTACAGCCGCACCTACACAGCAGGCTTTACCTCAACAAGTCCAGCAACCAGCACCTCAACAGGTTCAACAATAATTATGTTTAAAGAAATTTTAAATCCAAAAGAAGAGATAGAACTTAAAAAGATTTTGGATAACAAAGCTTTATTAGGGGGTCTTAAAAAAGCGTTCTTAGCACAACTTTATTACTCAGGCACAATAGAGAAAGGAGAAGCACCTAATCCACGTACTAACTTTATCTGCAATATGCTTTATACAGAGGATATGGGAACAGTTTATAAAGTAAGCGATAAGGAAATAGGTGAAAGGGTAAGGGCAAGCGTAGAAGGTATTAGATTAGTAGAAGCAGGTTTCGGAGAATTAGAAACTCTAAGAGATGTAAAGGTCGATAAAAAAGAAATAAAAAACGAAGCAAGATGATTATAGACTTTATAAATAAATACATTTTTAGATACCATAAGTGTTTTGAATGTGGGGCTAAGATACGAAAGTATTCAAAAGACAGAACTAAGAAGCAAGCAATCTGTAAACTGTTTGGACATATCTATTGCTATAAATGTTATAAAATAGAAAGTTTAAGACTTTGGAAACTTTTTAAAGAAAGATAATTATTTAATATAAAAAATATGAAAAAAACAATAGTAATCTTACTTCTTGTAGCGGTCGGTCTATTGGGGGTAATAGCGATTGGTTCGCTTAAAAAAGAAAACGGAGAACCAATTTTACAATTTGGTGGAGGGACAACTCCTTATAATTATGAGTTTGTATCTCCTGATACTGCTGTTGGTAAAACCTTAAAAACACAATTTGGAACTTTAGGCTCAGTAACTATTACTGGTACTGGAGCTTCAATGACGTTTTATAATGCTACTACCACTAATGTTAATTTAAGGGCAAATGCTACTAGCTCTTTACCGAAAATAGCAGATTTTCCTGCTAGCTTGGGAGTTGGAACTTATCTTTTAGATATTGGCTTTAATGATGGTTTAGTTTTTGAAAGAGGTGGAGCTACAGGCACAAGTACAATAGCTTGGGATTAATAAATTAATATAAAAACTATGTTATTTGACAAAAGATTACCGTCATTAAAAAATAGACACGCAAGTGGCGGTATAGAACCAATAAAAATGGAAGAAGAAAAAAAGAGAGATGAAAGAAAAAAAGAAAACAAAAAAGAGGATAAGGTCGAGCCTCGCAAAGAAAAAAAGTCTAAGAAATCTAAAGACAAAAAATATGAAAAGAAAGATAAATAATGGGGTATTCTACGTAGTAATCTCATTAGTAGCTTTGCTTGCTGTTGGTAGTGTAGCAATGGCTTTTGTAGGCAATGCTAATAGAGTTATTGAAAATGTAGAAGTATATCAAGAAGCTCCACAACCAACAACTTATGTTGAAGATGGTAATTTAAGAGGAAGTCCAGGACCAAACATATATCAAGAAACAAATTTCCACGAAGGGGTTAGATTAGGTGGAAAAGTATATGCAACATCTACTAATGCTACTGTATCATCTTATGTTTTAACTGCTGACCCATTTGTTGGTGGAAACAGATTAATTAATTGGGAAGCTAATTTAATAGCTACTATTACTACTATGGCTTCAAGCACTCTTGATATGGATAGAATGGAAATTCCTAATGCTGGAGATAGTGTAAGTTATTGGTTTAGCAATGCGAGTACAACTGTAAGTACTGTGCAAACAGCAATAGTTACATTTGCCGCTGGTACAGGAGTTGATATACAAATGACAGAAGATAACGCTGATTTAGGAGTAGGTGGTCTTGATATGGTTAAACTTACTTGGATTAGAAAAGCTAATACTGATGTTATGCTTGTATTTGATGAATATATGGAAGCAGATTAATTTATTATTTTTTTAAAATAAAGTGTGGTTATTAATCCACATTATTAAAATTAACAAAGTTATCAATCTTACAAAATTGATTTCATTATCATTTATGACTGAAGAAAAAAATGAGCAAATCCAAGAAGAAGAAGAATTGGAACTCCCTGAAGTCGCAGAGGGTGAAGAGGACACAACCGATTGGAAAGAATTGGCACTTAAACAACAGGGGATAAACAAAAGACTTAAAACTAAAAATGAGAAGTTAAAAGTCAAAAAGGAAGAACCGAAGAAAGAGGAAAAACCCCCTGAAAAGCCAGATGAGAAACCAAGTGAAAACAAACTTACTACTGGCGATAAAGCACTTCTTAATTCTTATAAAAAAATTAAAGGTGCTGATGAAATTGCTCTGTGCGAAAATTGGATGACCCAATATAAAAGTACTCTTGAAGAAATGATGGAAGATGAAGTATTTAACAATAGGTTAAGTAAACTACGAGAGGCTAAAGCAGTTAATGACGCTTTGCCTAAGAGTGGTAAACGTTCATCAAGTTCAGATACAAGTGCTGTAGATTTTTGGATAAATAAACCTTTTGAAGAAGTTCCTAAAGAACTTAAAAGAGATGTTTTAAATGCCCAATTAGCAAATGAGGAGAAAGAAAGTATGTTTGGTAAATAGCTTGGTTAGTTATAAACTAATTGACTTAGCGTATGGCAATCCCAAACACCTATACAACTTCTGGGTCTGACCCGAATTTAAACTCGGTTCACGAACAGAAGTGGGAAACAAAACTACAAGAAAGACTAGATAAGCCAGTTACATTCAAGGATGTTTGTAAAGTCATTTATTCTGACACTTACGCAATTAATGCTCCGTATATGTCATCTGAGTTCTCAGCTCAAACAGGAACACGTGGTTGTTCTTATGGGTTCTCTGAATTTACTTTAGTAAATGACCAGTTAATAATTAGCACTTTTAAATTAGTGCCTGTATTTATTGACCGAGCAGATTTAGCTCAGGCTAAATTGTTTACACAAATGGATGCAGCTGAAAGACAAGCTGCATTAATTCTTGACGTATTAGAAACTGCTGTTCTTGCTGGACACGCAGGTTGGACAGATTTTGATAACTCTGATATTGGTGGAGCTGCAGGTGATATTACTGTTTCTGTTACTAATATTGATAACATTATTAGAGGCATAAAAAGAGAGATTGCTGAAAATAATGCTCAAAACTTAGCTGATAGAAATGGTATATTTATTGTCTGGAGAGCTGCTGATATGGAGAAACTTGAAGAATTTGCTCAAGCTAATGGCTTTAATCTAGCTGATAAAGCATTAAAGAACGGAATTAAATCAGGGTATCATTTTATGGGAGTTGACCATTATATTTCTAACTCACATACAGCAAATCACGTTTTTGCTGGAGTTAAGAAAATAATGCAACTTGGCGTATTAAATGCAACCTTTGGAAAAATCCAAGTTAATCAAGACCCACCATCAGGTGTAACTACTTATGGTCCTGTATCTGGCGTTGGTGTAGTTTCAAGAGTTGACTATGGTATCAATACTCCAACTGGATTAGTAACTGCCGTATTTGATGTAGCCGTAGGATAATCGTTGTTATATTCTACTCATCAATAAAAGGTGGGTAGGAATATGATAAAGATAGGCATAGGAGTTCCAACTCAAGGAACAATTAAAACTAAAACAGCCTTTTCTATAATAGAAATGATTAGGTTAAACCCTAAGTTAGAGTTTTTACCTATTTTCAGATATGGAGGATATATTGGAGAAAACAAAGCTAAAATAGTAGATATAGCACAACAAGCATTGTGTTCTCATCTTTTATTTATAGACCACGATATGAAGTTTGCTCCTAATCTTATTATTAAGCTGTTATATCCAAATAAATCCGTAATAGGAGCTATGTATTATTATCGTTATCTTCCCCTTGAACCAATGTTGAAATTCTTTAATAAAGACGGAAAACCAGTACACAATTTAAAAGATAGTGTTATTGGGAAAATACCAAACAAGATATTTGAAGTTTATGCAGTAGCTGGTGGTTGTTTATTAATAGATATGCACGTATTTAATAAAATAAAAAAACCATACTTTGGAATGGAGCAAGACGAAGAAGGTAATCGTAGCCTTACTGAAGACATTGCTTTCTTTGAAAAAGCCAGAGCAGTAGGAGATAAGGTATGGTGCGACCCAACGCTGGGCGTTAAGCATTGCGGCGAGTATGAATACTAAAATAGCAATAGCGTCATTATCAAATAGAGGCTTTAGACCTGAAACTGTTAAATCCTTATTAGAGCTTAAATGCCCTTATGAAAAAGAAATTATAATTGCTACTCAAGGTTATCACATAGCAGAAAACAGAAACTTTATTGCAACTAAGGCTATTAAAGAGAATTGTGATTATATATTTACAGTAGATGACGATATGATATTTCCTTCTGATATACTGGAAAAGATGTTGGCTCATAAAAAAGATATAGTAGGAGTAGCTTATCACCCTAGATTTGAAATAGACAAAAACACACATAAACCACTAGATAAGACACACATTATAACCTTAAAGGATAAAGGTTCTAAAGAATTGTTTGAGTGCGAAGCCGTAGGCACAGGAGTGATGCTTATAAATACAAAAATTTTACACGAAATACCACGCCCTTGGTTTTCTTTTAAAAATCACGAATTAGGATATACAACACAAGGAGAAGATTGGTGGTTCTGTGAAAAGGCAATAAAAGCAGGTTTTAAGGTATTTTGTGACCCTAGTTTTAAAATAGGACACATTGGGACGAAAATTTACTAATTAATATAAATTTATGACTATAGCAGATTTAGAACAAGAAGCAAGAGATTTGTGTGATGCAGACACAACTAGTTATCCTGCGACTACTATGCTTAGACGTGTTAACTCATCACTAGAAACTCTTATAGGCAAAATCATAAATACTTCTGGTACTTGGGATTATGATGATACTAATTATAGTGATTTACCAGTAGGGAAAGGAACTCTTGTGGAGGGTCAATCTTCTTATAGTTTTGCTTCTGAATATCTACAAATAAAAAATATAAAAGTATTACTAGAAGATGGAACTAGTTGGCAAATATTATCGCCAATAGACCAATCACAATTAAATTATGCTTTAGAACAAGAATTATTAACTGATGGACTTCCTTATATGTATGATAAGGTTGGTGATACTATTAATCTTTATCCAGCACCAACAGCTACTCACGTTACTTTAGCTAGCGGGATAAAAATAGAATTTAAAAGAACTGCTAATATATTTACTGCGGCACAAGTAACTGCAGGAACTAAAGAACCAGGGATTGCAAGTCCCTGGCACGTTACCATCGCTAAGATGGCTGCTTTGCCTTATTGTAAAAGCTATAAAAAGGATAGAGTGGCACAATTAGAACGAGATATTAAAGAAGAAATTGAAGATATGCTTTCTCATTATGGACAAAGAGAAAAAGATAGTCGTAAAATAATAACTATGGAGGGAATTAATCATAGATAATATGGCTTTATCAATCACAAATGAAAGTAAAAATGCTTTAAGTATTTCTAACGAAGCTAGTAAAAATAGTTTAACTATTAGTAATGATAGTAAATAATATGAAAAAAATAATACCAATATCAGTAATAATATCATTAATAATATCAGTAGCAGTATTAGCTACATTTTATTATTTTATGCCATTATTTCCTGCAAATAATATAGGTAATGGAATGTTTGGTGCTACCGTAACTGAATTAGTTGGTACATATACTATGAGTGATTTTCCTACTACCTATAACGTTAACTTGAATGCTTTAAATGATAACAAGATAGAAATGGCTACTAGCTCAGTAGATAGTATAACAACTCTAAGTAATTTAGTTACTGTAGCAACGATAGGAACAGGAGTATGGAATGGAACAGCAATCGGAGTAGGGTATAATGGAACTGGAACTACAACCCCAACAGCTAAACAAATAATGATAGGTAATGGAGCTAGCGGATTACAGGTTATAGGATTTGGAACTAACGGACAATTTTTAACTTCAGGAGGAGATGCAGCTTTACCTAGTTGGTCAACTTCTGCTATTAATCAAGCTACAAATTATACTTGGACAGGCGATAGTAGTTGGAGTGGAACTTCTGATTTTACAGGAGATGTAACGATAGCTTCAAGCTCTATAGCTCAACTAAACCTTAATGGATATGATGCGAATGATTTAGTCGGATTAAATGACGCAAGTTTATTGCATACACATAATACTTCTACTATAAATTCAACTACTTCTACTAACGATACTGCAACAAAAAGTGAAGTAGAGGGAACTGGAACATATACCTTAGACATAGCAGTAGGCTTTGTACCGCAAAGAATCAAAATGCACTTAAAATTAACTGCACAAGTAAACCCAGCGACAGCACATTATGCAAGAATAGAAGGAATATTTGAAGGAGACTTAGACGAAGGTAATTTTATATTTATATATGATAGTGTTGGCGATAGCACAGACTCAGCGACTTTGAATGATAATCTTTTCGGACAAACTAAACAAACTACATCAGTAACTTATCCTGCTATAACTGCTACTAGGACTGGTAGTATTACAGTAACCATAACCGATATATCAGCTAGTGGAAATAATGTAAGGATAACTTATGTGGTATCAGGCGTAAATGGAGGAGGAGGAGGAATAGGAGATGGCAATTGGGATATATTAGTTGACGTTAATAATTTATATGCTTCTAACTAAATGGGAAAAACAATAACAAATATTATAAACCGTTTTGATGGAGGAATGTCAAGTGATAGGAGAGTTAACGAGTCTAATAAGTTTGCTGTGACTAAACACTTTGACGCTTTTAGTTATAAACATAAATTAGTACCTTATTATCATACAGAAGCAGATGAAACAAAAGCTAAAAACATAATTGCTTTTGCGATAGGTTCTTATAGCACAACTTATAGAATATATGGGCTTGGCAAAGGTATTCTTGATATTGATAAAATAGCAGTTTATAGACACGTCGCTGACTCTAGTTTAGGTTGGGGTACACCAGCAGGAGGAAATGAAAGTTCAAAAAGTTATGCTGGTGCTACAGGATTAGAAAGGCCTAACATATTATTTGAATATAAAGACAAATTATATACTTGGGCTGATAACATATTATTAGAATATTCAATAGGTGGAACTTGGGATGACGCTTTTTATGACGCTACAGCAGTAACCACAGTAGCCGAACCAGTACATCACCCCAATGATGATATAGCATATTTTTTTCACGATAACTTTATTAGCACATTAAATGATACGGTATTTGATGATAAAGCATTAACCTTACCTGATAATCTTAAAATAATGAGTGCTTGTGCTTACGGAAACTACTTAGCAATAGGATGTTCTACTAAAGATAAAATAAAACCTAAATCAATAGTATTTTTATGGGATAGAGATAGTGGTCTTACAACATTAACAAGTAGAATAGATTTTGGAGAAGGAGTTATCGAAAAATTAGCAAATCTTGGTAATAAGTTAATAGCATTAATGAGTTTCCATTTGTCAGATGTTTATACCACTAAAGGAGGTAAAGTATTAATTAAAGAAGCAATAGGAGATAAAGCAAAAACAATAAATACTTTCTTATTAGATGATGTAATTCCAATAGGTGGTGGTGTTATGGGCAATGGCGTTGTTGAGGGCGATATTCTTTATCAAGCTATGAACCTTGAAAAGAATGGAGATGATAGACGTGGTATTTGGGCTATTGATAGTAATGGAAATGCAACTATTGATTATGTAGAAGAAGAAGTTGAAAGTGCTGATACTAAAACTTATCAAGCGATATTAAAAACAGGTAATGTTTGGTGGATAGCTCATAGTGCAGATGGCTCTATAAATAGAACTGATATGACAGCTAGCCCGTTTTATTCTTATACTTCCATATATGAAAGTTTAATATTTGATGAAGGAGATAATGCTAAGTCTAAAAAATTAATAGGAGCTACCGTAATGACAGAAGCCTTGCCTGGTGCTGGACAAGTAGTTTTAAAATATCGTAAAGACGAAGACTTAGTTGATGGAAGTTGGACTACTATATTCACAGAAGATACAACAGACTCTATTGAGTTTGATGCAATTAATATAGGAGGAGCTACTTTACCAGAATTTAAAGAAATACAGTTTAGAATTGAAAGCACAGGTGGAGCAGTAATAACAGGACTTAAATGGAAAAGCGAATTTATTGATAAACAAAAATATTAATATGACAGAAGAACAAGTACGAAAAATTATACAAGAAGAACTATCAAGCTTTATTAGTATTGATAGATATACTTTTCAAAAAAATATACAGATATTTGATGCTCGTAATATTCAATTAGGTAAAACTAATGGTACTAAAATTGGAACAGCTACAAACCAAAAATTAGGAGTTTATGGAGTTACCCCAGTAATTCAAGGAGTTAAAGTAGATGACCCGACAGGTGGTGCAGTTGATGATAGCGAATGTAGAACTGCTTTAAAAAAATTAATAGACGCAATAGAGGAATTTGGAATAACAAGTAAAACTTAAATAATATGCCAACATTTTATAAAAATCCAACAACGGGAGATACTAGAACTGGAACTTTAGAGCAAGGTCAAGATTTTGCTAATGAAGGTTTTGTTCCCGTTAATGAAGAAGAAACAATATCAGCAGAGAGCTTAAAACCAAACAAGCCAATAGAGCTTCCAGATACGCCTGTAGATATAAATAACTACAAAGGTATTATTGAGGGAGGACAAGCTAGCTCAGATGGTATAAAGACTGAAGAAAAACAATCATCTAATATTGATGAATTGTTTTCTAAATATCTTGGGAGTTCTGATGCTCCACCTAGTTTAGCAGGAATTTATGGTGAAGAATATGGAAAAGCAGGAATAGGAGCTAAAGAACAAGAGGTAGCAACAGCACAACAGGATTTAGACTTATTAAATGCTCAAATGAAAGGCTTGGTTAAAGAAGCTCAAGCAGTACCAATCCAATTACAACAAGAGTCAGAGGGTAGAGGGGTTACTGCTGGTGGTGTTAAACCTATAGAAACTAAAAGACTTAGAGATATTGCTCTAAAGTCTTTACCTTTGGAAGCACAAATCTTAGCAAAACAAGCTATATTAACAGGTAATCAAAATGCTTTAAAAATAGCACAGGACAAACTTAGTACAGTTTTTAAACTTAGAGAAGCAGACGCTACTAATCAATACAACTACAATAGAGATTTAAGAGATAAAATTTATAATTTTGCTTCCGCTAAAGAACAAGCCAGAATAGACGCTATGCAACAAGAAGATGATAGAAAATTTGAATTATTAAAAATAGATTTAGAAAATGCAACTAACCTAGCTAATACTGCTATGGAAAATGGTCAACCAGAAATAGCGGCACAAATAAGTGCTTTAGACCCTAACTCTCCAACTTATAAACAAGAATTATTTAATCTTCAATCACAAATTAAAATAAAAGCAGAAGATGACCAATTTACTTTGTCTGAGGGTGCAAAAAGGTATGATGAAAAAGGTAATTTGATAGCAGAAAATCAAAAGGAAGCAGAAGTTTTGACAGAAAAACAATTACTTGATATAGAAGCAAAGAAACTAGATATACAACAAAAAATAAAAGATTTATCAAAAACTGGATTAGATACTTCAACACAATCACAAGTAGATAAAATAAGTTCAAGTTTTGATAGCTCACCTATTGTTAAAAACTTTAATGAAGTTCAGAATAAAAAATTAAGTATTGATGCAATAGTAGATAATGGGGTTGGCGGACCAGCTGACCTTGCTTTAGTATTTGAATTTATGAAAGCGTTAGACCCAACATCAGTTGTTAGAGAAAGTGAATATGCAGCAGCTAGTAGCTCTGGTAATATATTTAAAGGATGGGCAGCTAAATTTAATGGTTATTTGAAAGCTGAGGGAGGAACATTACCTGAAGAAGTTAAACAAGAATTTAAAAGATTAAGTGGAGATAAATTTGATATAATTACTAGGCAATATGATAATCTTAAAAATGAAAAGGCTAGATTGATTGATATGAAAACAGGAGATATTAATGGCTCAGATTATTTAGTAGATTATAATTTTACTAAAAAATCAATAGAACAATTTAATTCTTTGCAAGAATGGGTTAATACTAGTCCTTCTAACTTAGAAAAAATTAATCAAATAATAATAGATAATGATTATAGTGAAGAAGAATCACTACAATTAATAAATAGGATACAAGAACGAAGTTTTAGTAAAGTTGATGGCGACACAAATATAGCCATACTTAATAAAGTAGCAGAAAAAGAAGAGGGAGATAAAGGAGGTCAATGTGGTAGATTTGTTAATAATATTGCTAAATTAGGTGTAGGTAATAGCTTTAATTCTAAAATGGCTAAAATGGATAAAAATATAAATATTCCAGAAGCAGGAATGGTATTTACTATGCCTTATAAAAATACAGGTCATTGTGGCATTATATTATCAATATATAATGGCATTGCTACTGTTAAAGATTCTAATTGGAGTCTTGATGAAAAAATTAAAACTCATAAAATCCCAGTCAATAAAATGACAGGATTTGCGAGAGCATAAAATATGTTATCAAAAGAAGAACTAGACAATATAATAGATAGCAATAATTTATTAGGTGGAGATGAACCAATTATTACCGATACTACTCCTGGAACACCAGCAACAGAATTAAGAGGTTCTGCATTATTAGAATCTTTAAGTGTGCCGCAAATAGAACCAACAATAGAAAAAGGACAAATTAATGAAAGAGGAGCAATAGCAAGTGGTGTAGTTGGTGCTGAGAAAGGAATTGTAAGTACTTTGACTGGAGCTTCTAGCTTAGGAGAACGTCTTATTACTGGACTTGGTAGATTAGTAACTCCTAAGAAATTTGAAAAGAAATTAGGTTTTGAAAGACAAGAAAAAACATCTGCTGAAGAATTAGTACCAGAGAAATTAAGAACACCAGAAGGTACAGCAGAAAAAGTTGGATTTACGATTGAACAAATAGCAGAATTTCTTGTACCAGTTACTAAGGTTGCTAAAGGAGAAAAAGCATTATCATTAACTAAAAGGATAGTTAAAGGAGCAACTGAATTTGGTGGTAAAACAGCTATCCAGGAAGGAGAAATTGACAAGGATACGGCTATTGCTGCTAGTATTGGCGGAGCTTTTCCAGTTGCAGGAAGAGTACTTTCTCCAGTTGTAAAAATTGTTGGTAGATTATTTAAAGGGTTAGGAGCTGGTTTATCTGGTGCTTCTTCTAATGTTCTAGAAACTATTGTTGATAATCCAAAACTTTCTCAAAAAATATCTGAGAATATAATAAAAAATGGTCAGGAAAGTCTTTTAGTAAAAAATGCGAAAACTATACTTGAAGGAATATCAACTATAAGACAACAAGCTCGTGCTGCTTATGGGAAAGGCGTTGAAGCATTATCAAAGTTAGATATTAAATCATCAATAATTAAAAAGAATATTACAGAACTATTAAATAAAAATGGAATAAAAATAAAAAATAAGAAATTTGATTTTACTAACTCGGAGATATTTGACAAAAAGATTGTTGATAAGGCAAAGGTTTTATTATCTGATTTAAACTCAAAAGCTAACCCAAGTGGTAAAGACTTAAGAATATACTTAGATAAACTAGAATCAAGTAAATTTAAGTCTGCGTTAGAGCCTAGCAGACAAGCCTTTAACAACTTGCTTAAGGATGTATCTAGTGGAGTAAAGAAATCAGTTAGCGAATCAACTAACAAACTTGATTCTATAAATGCTAAATTTTCTCAAGAACTATCATTAACAGAAAGTATGGAAAGTATTTTTGGTAAAGTAAAATTTAAAAATACTAAAGAACTTAATAATGTAGCTAGAAAACTTGAAGGCTTGTTTAATAAAAAAGGATTAGACCCAAAAACGATTGATAATTTTTTAACTAGAGTTGGTGTAGCTCCTGAAGAATTTAAAACAGCAGAAGCTGTTAGAAGTATAGCGACTAAAACAACAGGGACAAACACTAAAGGATTGAGCTTTGCTGAAATTTTGCAACAAATAACAAGCTCTATTATAACACCTGATATGGTTAAAAATATAGCAGTAACAACTGGATTATCAAAAAATATAATTAATTCTATAGTAAAAAATGCAAGTCCAGCTGTAAGGGCAGCAATTATTAAAGGAATAATTAATTCAAACGAATAATATGTTTTTATTAATCTTTTTAGTTATAATTATTACTTTAGGATTATTATTTGATAAATAAAGAATGAAACCAACTAAACAACAACTTGAACTTTTAGAATTAGCTAAAAAAGCTGATAAAGATAGCAATGATGCTATTCTATATTTATTTACAAAAACTAATGCTAAATTCAAAAAGTTAAACGATACAGTAGTAAAAGCTTTTAAAGCACTAGAAGATTATAAAAAGAAAGTAAAGGACTATAAGGATAACATACCTGATTTAGGTAAATATCTTAAAAGCGTTAGAGGTAAAGAGGGAAAAGTTGGCGAGAGAGGTGAGCGAGGGGAAAGTATTAGGGGTAAAGATGGTAAAGACGCTAATGAAGAAAAAATTATAAAAAAAGTAATAAAAAAAATACCTATACCTAAAGACGGAATAACACCTATTAAAGGAATAGATTATTTTGACGGAATTAACGGTAAAGATGGAGTAGGTACTAACGGAGCTGACGGTTCGCCTGATACTTCTGAGGTTATTAGAGATAAATTAGAGCTTCTTAATGGAGAAGAAAGATTTGATATATCATTTATTAAAGGACTTAGAAGAAAACTTACCAAATTAGAAGAACGCCCATTAGGAAAGTCTGGAGGTATAGGTGATGCTAATATGAAATTTGGAATTGGAAGACTTGTAAAAAATGAAACTCCTAATGGAACAATTAACGGGACTAACAAGGTATATACAGTTGAAAATAGTGTACACGCAATACTTTCTTTTGGTATTAATGGTATGGTTATTCACGATAACGAATATACTATATCAGGAAAAACAATAACATTTACAAATGCGATACCAGCAGGAGCTTCTGGTTCAACATTTAGAATAGTTTACATTTGACAATAAAATATATTTTTGCTATTATTAGATTATAAATAGTAACCGCAAAGCCATAAAACCCGATGTATTATTGGTCAAGAGCTTTGTGGTTTAAGACTAATGATGTGTCGGGTTTTATGGTAGCAAAAACTTATGAAGTATATTTTAGGATATAATAAAAGATACAAAATAACAAAAAATGGAAGAGTTTGGACTTCTTTACGTAATAGATTTTTAAAGGAACAAAAACATAGATTGGGATACAGGGTTGTTTTTTTAACAGATAAATTTGGTAAAGCAAAAAGTAAGTATATTCATCGTCTTGTTGCAGAAGCCTTTATTCCCAATTCAAAAAATAAACCAGAAATAAATCATAAAAATGGAATTAAAAATGATAATAGGGTTAAAAATATTGAGTGGACTACTCATTTAGAAAATATGAGACACGCACATAAAAATGGTTTAATAATAGTTGCAAAAGGCAGTAAGCACGGTATGTCTAAATTAAATGAAAAAAAAGTTAAACAAATTAAAGGTATGTTAAATGATTTTAGCTTAACTGAAATTGCAAAAAAGTTTAACGTATCAATAACAAATATTTATGATATTAAAAGAAATTATATTTGGAAATATGTATAAAATAATAACAATTATATTATTAGGTTTATTTGCAGTATTTGTTTTGATTAATTCTCTTTCAGCAGAGGATAATTTAGGTTTATCTGTTTTTGGAATTTGGCAAGGAGGCACAGGCACTTCAACTCCTCCTGCTTATGGGGAAATATCTATAGGAAATTCAGGTGGAACAGGTTGGGATTATATTGCTTCATCTACTCTAGGCGGAGCTGGTTCAGGTATAGGTACAGTTACATCCATAGCAACTACATATCCTATTACTGGTGGAACTATAACAACATCAGGAACTTTAGATTTAGCCTTTGGGACTACAACTCCTAATACTTGGTCTGATTTACAAACCTTTACTTCAGGATTTCTTTCAAATGCTTCATCTAC